CCTTTCTTCGATCTCCTCCGAAAAGATGTATGGCTTCGTTGACCCGAAGGCTCAGGCCATTCTCACATCTAACGGGCAGCAGTTCAACCCTGTCGGATCGCCCGATACCTTCTACAAGCAGGGTCTCCTTGGTGAATTCCACAATGTGGAATATCGTGGTCAGCGTTTCATGCCGATCATCAAGGTTGATGCAAACCTCAAGCCGACGACCGTAACGAGCTTGGCTCTTGCTGGTACTGACTCGGATATTCCGACTCTTACCATTGGTCTTACCGCTGGTTCTGCCGCTTTCACCATCAAGAAGGGCACTCCGTTCTTCGTTGAAGGTGCTATGGCCTGTGACCTGATTGGTGATGCTACTGCCGAACAGTATGCCTTCATCGCTGCTGCTGACGTGACTGTGGCCTCTGGTGCTACTTCCGCTGCCATTCCGGTTGGCGTGAAGGGTCAGGCTCTTCCGACCATCGTCAAGGGCGGTACTCGTGAAATCGCCAAGGAAGACAACACTTCCTTTGCTAACGTTGCGGCTCTTGCTGGCCTCGCTGTGACCACGGCTGAAGCTGGTAAGTATGCTTGCGGTCAGGTTCGTCTTGACGGTACTTACGAATTCTGCACCCTCGACAAGCTGGATGCTTCCAATGCCGAAACGAAGCTTGGTAAGGTTGAAGGTATCACCGTTCATGAAAACCGTGTGGTCGACCTTGACAACATGACCAATAAGACCCGTTGGGACATTGCTGCAATGTTCGGCGTGATCGAAGGTCGTGGTACTGCCAACTTCATGATCAAGATTGCCTAATTGTTTTCCTTTTGGGTAAACTCATCTCTCATGGTTCTGCCATGAGAGATATTTTAACTCATTCATTGATAAAAGGAGTATATGTATGTTCACAATCAGAGACGTATGCGTAGAAGCATTAGCAAGATCCGGACTAGTTCCTCGTAGACAACCTGCTAATGGTAAGATGATTGAAACAGCCTATCAGCTGTTGAAAGGAATTGCAGCTGACTACAGCTCCCACAATCTACTTCAGTTCCTTAGAAGAGAAGTAGACTTGAATGCTGAGGTTCTTCCTGAAGATCACTATGAATTCACCAGCAATTACGTTACAGGAGTAAATTTCTGGTTTACTATCGAAGATCTTCCCATCCCCAGTCCTATGTACTGGCCTGGAACTCCTAGAGCAGCTATGGCATGGGATGGCAATACTTCTGTCGCTAGACTCACTGTAGTTGGTGCAGGTGAAGTAGCATGGACTACTTACAACTATCCTACCAAGGAAATTGCTCTTAGCCAACTGATGGGAGTAGTCTTCAAGGCTATCATTCCGGGAGGTATGCAGCCTACGCTCAAGATTGGTATGATCGACAACGAAGAGCCTAACGATTGGCTTCAAGTTCCGGTAGACAATCTTGAAAGCATCAAGGAAATCTACTGGGATCGTACCAATGATCCGATGGCTAATACCGCTATTCCGCTGCAGTTTGTGAGCTATGAAGACTTCAACAATTCTGCATACGGCGAATACATCTATACTTGGCAAGCTATCACGGATACCAAGGTAGAGGTCAAGTTTAAGCCTTGGCTCATCAAGATGGTCACTCCGACTTATGGTCTCAAGATGATCTATAACGTAAAGTATGCGTTTGATCTTGACTCTGTAATGAAGATTCCTGACATCTATCAGGAGCTATTCACCGTGGCATTGACCTATAAGCTGGCTGTGGAATTTCCTAGGCTGTCTCCGGAGCATACTCAAAGGCTCAAGGAAACTCTCAAGGAAATCGAAGATAGCGTGAAGTCTCCTACCAGAGCTAACAAGCTTCTCATCAGAGATCCTGTCTCTAGAAGTGGTCTGTGGAATACGGCTCAGCTTGATTCCGGAAGCTTCATCTTCCCTAGGTAAGATTGCCAACTAAAAACAGAATTCATAAAATTTTTTGTCAACTAATTGTGCGTAGACCCTAGGGTTTGTTAAGGCTAATTTGATTTGGCAAATCATTTTATGAATATTGGCAACTAAATTTACAACGGAGATTTTCATGGCACAATCTAAGATTATTCAAGGAATAGTAGGCGGATATGCCAAATCCAACATCGACAGAGCATGTCAGGCAAGTTCTGTAAATATGTTCTTCGATAGTCAGGGAGCGCAGTCTGCATCAAGTGCAATCATGCGGTCTATTCCGGGAACTTCCAAGGCTCTTGAAATGCCCGAAGGTAAGTGCAGAGGCTTATACAGAGCATCCAGAGGAGTGACAGGTTATCCCGTACTCTATGGAGTATGGGGCAGTCATCTATATCTGATTCTCCAGTCTAACGGAAGGTTTGTATATCATAGGATTGGAACAGTCAGTAATGGTTTGGAAGAACCTGTGAGTATGTGCGAAACCAATGGGTATGGTGATGCTCATCCTAGGCTCATTGTGGCTGATGGCATTCAGCTATACGCCGTAGACACTACTCTTCAGCCTCCTGACCAAGCTGCTGACTATAAGGCTATCGCTCTTCCGTATACTGATGCCAGTACTACGCAGTACATTAAGCCATCTCATGTGGCGTATCTGTATGGGTATCTGGCTGTACTCGATCAGGGAACAGACGCATTTGTATTGTCTTGTCAATATCCGTTTGAAGAGGACATCTATGGCGATGACATCTTCATGCTCGAAGACCATACATATACAGAAGAAGTTGGTGGACAGACTATAACTGTAACCAAGAAAGGTAATCCTCAGGGTTTCAAGATCTACTCCGAATGGTGTGCAGATACTACCAGAGCTATGATCAACTGTGGTGGATTCCTCTATACTTTCGGTGATAGAAGCTTCCAGTGCTTCTCTTATCACGATGACATCAATTTCCCATTCCAATCTCCTGATACAGCTGCAGCAGCTATTGGTATCAAGGCTCCCAGAAGCATAGCAGCGATTGGCAAGACCGTGTTCTGGCTTGGTGCATCAGACATTGGTGAAAATGGTATCTTCATGGCTGAAGGAACCAATTTCAAGAGAATTTCTACCAAAGACATTGAACGTGAAATTGGTGAATTTGTAGTGCCTTCTGATGCCGTAGCCCAAGCATGGCAGGAATACAACCATGTGTTCTATGCTATAACCTTTAGGAATGATAAACGAACATTCGTCTATGATCTGACTGAAGGTCTATGGCATATCAGAAGCTCGTTTGATGACGATATGCCCGGAAACGAAGGTCTATGGAGACCTCAGTATGCGGCGCTGGCATACAACAAGCTATTCTTCGGTACTCTCCAAGACAATGTGCTTGCTGTACAGGACATGAATAAATGGACTGAATATGATGGTCTACTGATGGTTAGAAAGCGTACAAGCGGAGTGATTCTGACTGACTTCAGTTCGTTCTATTGTACATCTCTCAAGCTGATCATCAACAATGGTCAGGTCAGTGATCCGGACTTGCTTCCTGAAGTCCTGATGAGATACACTTGGGATGGCTCTGTATGGTCTGACCAAGAAGCAGCCAATGTTGGCCCGATTGGTAGATACGATTGGGAAACAGTCTGGTGGACTCTCGGATATGGCGAAGTACTGTCGGTCGAAGTGTCTTGCTCCGATCCTTACGACTTCACTATCATATCTGCCAAGATTCAGTACGATCAGGGAGGTCTGCTATGAGTAGACACGTATCGTATACTGGTGTCAAGCTTTCGGAAATGAACTTTGGTTCCTATGCTCCTGATGCTCTTAAGGGCTATTGGGCTAAGAAATGGGATGAGCATGTTAGACTCACTGTGGTGAAGAGTCATGGACTAATCACTAGTGACATAGCAACTGAGGATGTCTCTGTATATCTGGAGCTTCCTCAGCATCATCCATTCTACTTACAAGTCTTGAGTGCTAACGGAACTAGAAACGTTCTAATCAACGATCACATTTTAATCAATCTAACGGCTGGAGAACAGCTGTCAGGAATCTTTACAACAGAGGTATAATATGGCTGGAGCTAATTGGGGTGCAAACCTTATTGGTGGTGCTGGAACAGGTGCAGCTGCTGGTACTGCTGTAATGCCCGGATGGGGTACTGCTATTGGTGCTGGCGTTGGTCTTCTTGGTGGTATCTTCCAATCCATCGCTGAAGACGATAACGAAGCTAGAAAGCAGGAATTGCTCGATAATCTTGCCGAACAGACTAATACGTCGTATGCTGAAATCAAGCGTATGTACGATGAGTTCTACAGCAACTACAAGAAATACGTAGAAACTGGTGGTGGAAGTCAGCAGGATGCTATTGATGCTGCCAATGCGATTCGGTCTTGGCCTACCAATTTTGAGACACGCTTGAAAGAAGCTGATTTGGAAAAACCCGAAGACTATGATTTCGTCTATGACAAGACTGTTAAAGACTTCTTGAATCCATACATGGGAAATGTCATTGACGTATCCAATGCCAAGGTTCAGCATAGTGCAGCCGGGGCAGCTATGGGTAGATCTACTGGGGCAGCCAAGGCCATTGCGGAAAATACTGCTCGCGAGTACAATGATATCTATAATACTGCCCTGACTGCTTATGGTCAGGATAGGTCTCAGACTTACAACGAATGGGCTGGATACATCAACAATATGCAGCACCGTCTTGATACGATTCTTGCCAATGACAAATGGAGAATCGAACAGCAGAAGGCTCTTGGAGACGAATACTGGGATTTCATGGGTCAGAAGACTGTCAATGATGCAAATCTTGAGAAAGACAGAATTGCTACTCAAACTCAGATTGAACTTGCTAGAATCTAAGGAGGATTTATGGCTATCAAACAACCCGTTTATGAAAGAAGTGCGGTAGAAGTCATTTCTCCTATGCTTTCTATCAATCAGAGCCTAGAGAACCGTAATAAGACCATCTGGGATAGGCTAAGCACTGGTGTCAAGGGTCTCTCCGAAGGTCTGAGTGGTGCTTATGCCATGAAGAAACGTTCTGACGAGATTGAATACAAGGGTGATCAGTACCTTGCAGATCTCGAAAGACAGCTTGCAGAAGCTCAGGCGGAACTCACTCAGGTTGAGAATTCCATGAGGACTATCAAGGCTGAAGACCTTGGAAGTCTTGACGAGTTTATTGATGCTTCCGCTGAACAAGAAGGATGGCATCCTCCTATGGTCTTCGAAGCAGATGTTGATAAAATGGAAATAGATGGGCCTAGAGAATTTCCTTTAGGCGAATCTCCTAAGGTTCCTTTTAAGGGAGGTCTATAAAATGTCTACACTTGGACAGCGTTCTGGATTTAAGCCTATTCTCTCTCAGGATATGGAAGATGAGCTCATGGGTATGAAGAATTTGAATGCCTCTGCAATGTCTTTTAATCCTGCTGAACTATATGAAGCCACTCCTAAAGCATATCCTGCCAACAGAGATCCTTCTAGTGGTTATACTCAGGTTCTCGACCGAATGAACAATGAGAAGGGCTTTGAAAGTTTCACCTCTTATAAGCACGGACTTAATGCAGACTCCGATAAAGCCTCTAACGAGCGTTATCAGGAATTGTCTGTAAGACGTGATGAGCTACAGAGAAAAATAATCGATCTTCAAGCGGAGATCGATTGGCAGAAGAAGCTGAAAGCCCAAGCGATTGCCAAAGATCCCATTTGGGAAGCTGCAAAGCATGACTGGATCTACAAGGGTGATCGTTCTGGTCTTGAGAACATCTTGAGCCGTATGAATGCCGAAGAACAGCGTAGATGGCAGGCTGCAGAGAATGAGAAGAATCGTACAGCAGCTCAGGCTGCTCAGGCTGAAGAGAAGAAAGAGGCTAATAAGGAAATCTTGGAAAGACGTCAGAAAGTTCTCAACAGAGTCATGTCTGAATATGCTAGCCAAGATACCGCAGAAGCCAGAAATGCTATCTTTGAAGCTGCTATGGATTATACCGATGCTGCTAAGAAGGCTGGCGTTGATCCTAACGAATTGCTTGATAAGCTTGAGAAGCAGTATCAGGCTCAGACCACTAATGATCTGAAGGATTTGTTTGGTCGGAAAGTAGAGAAGGCTCCGACTGCTACTCCTATCGGCTCTAGTGGTGAAATGGTTGGAACAGACATTCCTGCTCCGGCTGGTGATGTTGCGAAGAGCAGATCTGAGCTTGATAATAAACTCAATGCGGCTACGACTATCGAGGATATCGATAAGCTCGTTGCCGATGCTAAGGCTAATAAAGTGATCGTTGGGGATCTCATTGCTCAGTATGAAATCAAGGCTCGTGATAAGAAGCGTGAACTGGCTAATACTGAATTCCAGAATGCTAAGAATTTCAAGCAGATGGAAGTAGTCATTAACAAATATGCAGATATCCTTGATCCTGTCAAACGTGCAGAGATGGACAATGCCTATAATCGTAAGCTAGCTGCTTGGAATGCCGATGCTCCTCGCAGAAATCTTCAGAAGCAGGCTGATGAAATTACTGCTAGACTTCGTCGAGAAGGAGCATATTACAAGCGTCAGGGTGATATAGCGAAAGATCTCAGGGATCTTGTTCAGGGAACTGACTTTGAGATTGATTTTGATATAACAGATCCTGGAAAGGCAACTGCTAAAGTAACAAAGAGGAAATAATCATGGCATTAGGATTTTCTGATATCGACAAAAAGCTTGATAAAGCTAGTCCTACTAACGAGATTGACAAAGTAGCTCTGGTTAAGCTTCTGGCAGCCAGAGACTTTGCCAAATCGCAGAAGATTAACAGCGATGACATTAAAGCCACGCTCTTTGCCGGATTCTTAAGGGATGATCAGGATAGCTGGAGTTATCTTTTCAGAATATTCGGCAATGATTATATCAATGACCTTTTGGAGTTAAGACTAGGCGAAAGGTTTAATTGGACTCCTGAACAGGTTGCAAAACTGCTTGGTGCCAAGGAGCCGATTAACTTAGTAAAACCTCCTAAGGGATATGACGTTCCTAATTGGAAGATAGGTCGTGGCGAAACTCCAGAGGAGATCATTCAGAGCTATGCAGATCAGTATCCAGAACTCGATGCAAGAAAGCTCTATGATTGGCTTAAAGCCTATCAGGATCAATATGACGCGCAGGTAGAGTACACTGGTGGTGCAAAGAACGCATTTAGGACTATGTTTAGGCCTAGAGCACAAGAAGCACTTCTGCGTGGAAAAGAACCTACGTGGAAGGACAATCTGCTTGACCTATTTGAGAATGTGGTACAGGCAGTTCCCTTTGAACGTGGTGTGACCTTTGGTGCTCGTGGGCTCGGATCTGCCGCAAAGATGGTCGGAAATGGTGAGAGAGCAGCTAACCGTCTTGGGCTTGTATCTGGTCTTACAGGTGCTGGAGCTGCTCCCATCCTTACTGAAGGTGCTGACTATCTCTTGTACAATCCGTCTGAGAATGCATCTCGTTCTTATTTCTCGCCCAGTGATGTACTCATAGGGGCTGGTGTTAATGCTACCACGGCTCCAGTCATAGGTGGAGGCGCAGAACGAATTGCTAAGAAGTTCGGTAAAACTGCAGGTGGAAGGAAGGCTGTTATAGAAGAAATAGCTGGAGATCCTGCTGTGGAACTCGAACTCGACAGAATTCGTAGAACAGGCGTTGGCCCTCTGGCTGGATCCAAGGCTGATATCCAGAAAGAGATCGATGCTGAAATCGTTAAGGCTGTAGAAGAGGGTGCTAAAAAGAAGGTTAAGTCGTTTAGAAATGGTAAATCTTTCACCGAAACAAAGGCGGAGAAGGAAGCCAGAGAGAATCTTATCGAATGGTTTAATGACCTAACTGGAAGTGGCAAGGACTCTCCGAAACTCAAAAAGAAACAGCAGATCGATGAGCAGATCAGTAACGTGGAGAATCCCATCGTTAAAGATATGGCTCAGGCTAGAATAGCTGAGAACGCCAAGTACGTTGATCCTGCTCTGCTTCTCGAAGACCCCTATAAGTACGGTGTCACAGAGACAGGCGAACTGGCATATGTACTTCCGGACAACGTTTCCCATGATGAAGTGACGAAGATTGGCCAAGGCTATGGCATTCCTGAAATGTTTGTAAATCCTGAGAATAGTGCAATGAGTAGCTACTTAAATGCTCATAGAATTCCAGCAAAAATGACGCAGAGTACCTATGACGCAATGTTCCCTGGTAGGCAAAGTACATTCGGTAGAGCCGTAGAAAAGGCTAAAGCCGATCCTGAAGTACGTAGAGTGATTGAAGGTTCTAAGGCTGGCTCTAAGTCCGGTCTTCTTAAGCAGTCCGCTAAGAACTTTGTCACAAACAAATTTGGAAAATCTGAGTTTGTTCCTTACAGAGAGCAGATAGAAGGAGCAATTCCGGGTACGGTCAATGAGGATGTCCGTGCTATCTTAGAAGATCCTCTGACCAACCGTATCTGGGAAAATACTTCTATCAGGCCCAATTTCATTCCCGGTGATCCTCTTTGGGAGGCTTATAAGATTAAGTATCCCGAAAAGGCTAAGGAGATTGAAGAGCAGGCCAAGAAAGCTGGTAAAAGGGCAGGTTTTTAAATGAGAACACTTGCATACTGGTAACTCTTAGATGAGGTATCGTATGCAAAAGTGTATCTTATTTAATAATGCTCAAATAATGTGCTTTGACGATGGTCATATAGAATACCAGAAAGGTGGGAAGACTATATCGACCATCGGATTTAGCAATGGAAAAGATGGCTATCTCCGTGTATGCATCAACGGAAAGCGAGTATTCATACATAGACTGATAGCCAACGCATTCCTAAATTTTCCTGTTGAGGGATATCTCGTCAAGTGCGTAGACCACATCAACAGAATAAAGAGCGACAATCGTCTAGATAATCTAAGGATTGCTGATAGAAAGATTAATTCTCGTAATCAGGATTCTGTGGATAGGTCTAGGATGACATATGGTGTAGCTCCTTCTGATGATAAGGAAGAGTACAGAAAGAGATATTTAGAAAAGAACAAGGATTCTATTCATGCACGGCAAAAGGCTTATAAAGCTAGAACCTTAGTGTTGAGCATCAAAAAGTATCCTGAACAAAAGTCATATAGCGTAAAAGTCAGTCAGACTGAGCATGACATACTTTTACCATTATCGACTCTTGATAGGTATAAACAGCTACTAGAGCTCAGAAAGGATAAATAAATGTCACGCCAACTAGATAATTGGAACGTGTATTTTGTTCAAGGTAAACCCTTCTTCGGAAGGTTTACCTTTTACAAGCTGCACACTACTGAGAAGGTTGAGATTACCGATGAGGAAGGAACACCTCTTGATAATCCGATCTTAAGCGACACTTATGGAAGAACCTCTCAGCAGGTATTTCTTCCTGACGAAGATGTGACTATAAAGCTTGAGACCTATATTGGGAATGGCGATATGAATGACTCTATGGGTCACGATATCGACAACATCTCCGCATGGGCTGAAGCTTATACCTTTGATAGCTTGAAGAATTCGCTCGTATTGGATATTTCTGAAGGAGCAGTTGTAGGAACTCTGTTTGCTACGATGAACGATCTTAGATTAGCCGATTATGAGCACTGCAATTATGCCCTTCTGACTGGATACTACGAAGCCGGAGATATGCCTCCGCAGTTCTATGTATTGCAGGAAGACGTGACTACTCCTGACAATGGTGGTAGTGTTGTTCGTATCAACTCCAGATACATATGGAGAATGGTTCCGAAAGAAAGCATTGATGTAAGAAGCTTTGGTGTATTCCCTTCGGATTCCATCAATAACCTTAGAGAGACCTTCCAATCCCAGTGGCAGCACTGCTTCAACTATGCTAATACTATGGGTCTGAATGTGTATGCTCCTAAGGTATACGATAGCGATAGCTACTATCAGGTGGTTGGCGGTAATTTCAACCTAAATCAGATCATGCATGTTGATAGCGGTGCTCATATTGTGGCTAAGCCTAATACGACGACCACTTTCAACCTCAAAGAGATCGAGTATTTCGGGAACGAGTTGTTCCTTTCGAATACCACTACTCCGATCACTACAGGCATGATTACCGTCAATGTGAATACGGCTAGGACTAGTTGGAAGAGCCATTCATGGGCTAATTGGCCTGGAACGGTTAGCAATTTCATAGTAGATACGCTTGATACTTCGTTCTCCTTTACGAATGCAAGAGTAGAATTCGAAAAGACCATTGAGAACAAGGTTCTCTCCTTTACGAATTGCGAAATTACGTCTAACAAGAGGATGAAGAACTGTACAGCCTCTTTCACTAATTGCGGATATATTTCTGATCTTTGGCTTGATGGTACATATACCATTGGGTCTCTGTCGGGAAATATTATCGAGCTATCCGAGATGTCCTCTGCCAATGTCTATGTGAATTGGAAGAATAAGCAGAATGAAGCCAACTATGGTGATCTTGGTGAACAGACTCTCTCCAATGTGACGCTTATGGGTGGAGCAGTGGCAGAGAATGCTTACTTCACAAATGTCACCCTTGCTGGTAATGCTGAATTGCACAACATTTCCGGAACTGTGTCCATTGCTACATCTTCCAATCAGAACTGGATTGATTGTTGGCTTACACTAAGCGGTAATCCTACTATCTCTTCTCTTCAGTTCAGACGAGGTGAATTGGGTGGATCTGGTACGCTCAGGTTAGTGTCATTCTCTACCATTGATGGTGTAGCCATCCGTATGCCTATTAATGCTATGGGTGCTGTTACAACTATCAAGAACTCCGACATATCTGCTTCTTCCACTATTACTGGAAATGCTTTGTCTATTCACAACAACCAGATTAGTGCAATCATAGACCAGTCCGATTTTGCCGGAACGATTAGCGTGTCTTGTATTGGAAATATGTTCTATGGTTCTGGCCAGCACTATATCCATGCTAGTACGCCTAATAGCAAGGTTGTCGGTATCTGGACTAGGAATGGATCTGCCTATGATGACAAGCATTGGATCAAGCTAGATAGAACGAACCTCAAGGAACAAGACAATGACCATGAGTATACGTATGCTGACAATGCTGAACCTTATCTGATGAAATACAACGGAAGAAACCATCCAATGAGATTCCCCATCTACGTTGGCTCTTACAGCGAAGGTAGAGGGATCTTCAGTACGACAAGTACTCCGTTTGCTTTCATCAACAAGAGAACGAAAGAAGTATACGTTGTTCCGAGATCCATAAAGTGGAAGGCTTTTAGCGTAGGAAAAGGATTCCTTGCAAGAAGCTTTGCCATTAGATGCGACTGGAGTCAGGGTATCTTCGAAGACAGCTACGAAGAGCACACGAATGGCCATATCACTATAATCTATACATGGGGTGCTGAGACTTACTCCAATTCTCAGATTATGGGCGGCCAGAAATTTAGCTATTCTAACTGTATTAGCCGTGATGGTAGTGGATTGGCAAACTTTGACGTATCGTTTGAGAGTGCCAACTATGACCATTCTACGTACAATAAGAGCTATGGCGTAAGGATTGGGATTATCAACAGAGATCCCTATGACGGATGGAGCCATTTCGCTGTATATCCGGCTACTCCTATGTCCTCGCTTGAGTTGTGCGTATATCCCGATAATAACTTCAAGGCTGGGTCTACCACACCTGAGGGATATTAGCGGAATCTGATCTTCCAAATAAGATTGCCTCATACTAACAATAGTATGGGGCAACTCTTTCATTGATATATCAAAGGAGACTAACATGGCTCTTTCTCATGGAGAATATTCTTACTTCATTAGTCCTAATGCACAGTACCTTGACAGAAACGGCATTCCTCTATCTGCCGGTTTTCTTGAGCTCAGAATAGCAGGAACTGATGAAGAGTACATTTCATACAGCGATTGGGATGGTACACCCAATCCGTTCAGGATTCCTTTAGATTCCCAAGGCAGATGTGTCTGTATTGTCAAGATGGATCTGTTCTATGACATGTACGTCTATAACTACATTGGCAATCTGGAATACTCCAGACTGCGTGTGAATGCTGCTGGCGGTGATTATTCCATTGAAGGTCTTGTAAGAAATGTCAGGACTGATAGCCAGTACATGAGCGTGTCTGAATCCTTCAACGGAGATGGCACTAAGAATTCCACGATTAGCATTGATCTATCTGGATTCCAAGAAAAGCTCGAAGCAGGTGAGAACATTACCATAAACGGTAATGTGATTAGTGCTACTGACACTACCTACACAGCAGGAAATGGAATTGTCATAGAAAACAATGTCATCAAGCTCGATCCCAATGCCGACATGGAAATTGATTACTGGATGGGTAGCTCCTCTATGGTAGCTACTACTGATCTGGTAGCCAACATGACTGCACAGAAGACCAGAGGCGACTCTATCTATGCAGATTCCAATGGAAACGTAAAGCTCAAGAAGGGTACTTACGGAATCCATGCAGTGGTGGAAATCACCAACACTTCTGCCGATACGAATATCTATCCGTATACCATTGATGCTCATCCTTCGTCTCCTAGCACTTTCCAGATTGCGGGAGAATGGAACAATAGCTTCCTTCATACAGACCGAGTCGAGATTAGCTACATCGTGGTCAATACTACTGATGATGTAAATCTCAGCATGTATACCAACCTGTTCAACGATCTGTCTTTGTTCCATACCAGACTTAGCTCGTTACAGGTATACTGCCTGAACGGACTTGGTTCTAATACTGGTGAACAGCTTCCTCCGGCTTCTCCTGCCGATGAAGGAAAGGTTCTTTCTGTTGACGAGAATGGCAATCCTGAATGGCGAGATGTTAATATTCCCGAGATTCCTGTAACGGATGTTGAAGTTGATGGTGTATCTGTCGTCAATGCTCAAGGTGTTGCAGAAATCACTATGCCTACTGACCTTGTACCTGAAGTGACCTCTTCTGATAACGGTAAGGTTCTTCAGGCTACTTATGAAGGCGGTCAAGGGTCTTACTCTTGGGAAGATGCTCCAATTAGTCTGCCTGAGTCTACTTCTGCTGATGCCGGAAAGGTATTGACAGTTGATAACAATGGTGATGCTGGATGGGCTGATCCTGAACACTTCACTCAGGTTCAAGCAGACTGGGCTGAAACCGACTCTAGCGATCCGTCTTATATCCAGAATAAGCCTGCTATTCCTACCAAGACTTCTGACTTGACCAATGATTCTGGGTTCATTGATGCATCTGACGTACCTGCTGCTCAGGTTCAGGCCGATTGGTTAGAGAGCAACTCTACCGATCCTGCATACATCCAGAATAAGCCTACGATTAACAATGTACCCAATGTGACGTCTTCTGATGATGGCAAGGTTCTTCAGGCTTCTTATAATGGTGGCGTTGGTGGATACTCTTGGGAAGATGCTCCTAATGGTTTGCCTGATGCTACATCTGCCGATGAAGGAAAGATCCTCTCTGTCGATAGCAATGGCGATCCTGAATGGGTA